CCTTGCTAGAACTTCATCACGAAGAGTTTTAAGTCTTCGTACTTCTTGGATTGCTCCCTGTGCTTTAGTTATATTGTACATATCCTCATGCTGTTCTAATAATTTATGTAGCTCTGCTATTCTATGATTCATATATACTTCTAAGGCATCAGTATTTTTCTTTACATTAACTATAGGCAGTAATTGTTTTGCTACTTCCTTTATCACTGTCTACCCCCTAGTAATTGTTGTAGTTGGTCCATAGCAGCAGGGTCTTGTTGCTGAGGTCCTGGTGAAGGATTAAGAGGTGCACTAAATCCTTGCTCTCCTGGAACTGGAGCTTGCCCCACCCCTATGTTACCACCACCTCCACCTGAAGGGTCGGCAGGATTAATTCCCTGTGCTTGCCCCTGTTCGGTAGGTAAACCACCAGCAGCTTTTAGTATCTCTGCTTGTTTAAATGCTTCTCTTTCGTCATTGATAAGTTTCTCTGCATCTAAATCCATAGCATGTCCAAGTTCTCTTAAGATAACTGGTATCTTTAAATATGGTGCTACAGCAGCATTACCTGACATTTGAAGTAGCTGTAAGAGTCTTTGACTTCTTACTTCATTCTTCATTAGACTTTCTGTGCCTCTGGCTTTTATTTCTAAATCGCCTCTAGCCTCTTTATCAAAGTCAAACTGCATATTAAATGCAAACAGTGCTTCTCCTAAAGGTTGTAATAAATAATCATCTAAGTTCTTTACAACACTCTTAATACTTAGTTGTGCCGCTCCCATGAGCATGCTAATACCTGCAGCAGTTCTACCTGTACCTGCAACACCAGTTTGTCCATGTGAATAAGATGGTATGCCTGTTGCATCATCGGCTAGTGACCTAGCTTTATCAAACATCATCATATTCTCAGTGCTTACGTTTGGATACTTTGTTCCAAATAAGGCTTGCCCTGGAGCACCCCCTTGTCTTCTAAATACTTTTCCTGGAAATACTTGTAAGTCTTGTCCTGGGACTAAGTTAGTCTCATCAATCTCAAATACTAAATTACCTGACAACACAGCATTATCAACTGCCATTCTCATAAAACCATTCATAAGTGTTTGAGTATCTGACATATTCTCAGCCAGTCCTACACCAAAGAAACTATATGGGTTTAATTCAAACGGAGCCGCACAGTAAGGAATACGTTTAGGTGTAAATGGATTTACCACTAATCTAAGTATCTTATTATTACATACCCATACATTAACTTGTAAAGTATCTACATCTTCAAATTCTTTTGGTATATCTAATCCTGATGCTTCTGCCATAGTTTTATCTATGTTACCCCAGAACTCTAATACTTCAAATCTATCTACATCATACTGAGTTTCATTATCTCTTAAGTCTGTTTCCCACCACTTACGTGTGTAGTTGTATCCCATCTCAGCACATTCATCTACCGCATCTGTATCAAAGTAAGGTCTCTTCTTAAGATTACGTAACTCTGAGTAACTTAGCTTGTGCCTTTCTATAACATATTCTGCTTCAGCCATATTGTTAGCATCATAGTCAGGATAAAAGTTCCATGTGGAAACTGATTCTACTCTTGGTACAGTTTGACTTTCTGGTGAATAGTTGCCTTCTTCATCCCAGTTAGCTTTTTCTTTATCAAAAGCAAAAGGTCCTTTGATTATTCCTGTACCAAATAAAGCCATTTCAAATGCCACAGTTCTTAAATGTTTAGAAGCATTAGATTCCTCTAACTGGTCAAGAATAGTCTTCTCCATTCTTTTAGCTGCTTTTTGTGCTGGGTAGTATGTCTGTGCAGTAGGAGTTAATCCTGTGCCTGATTTTAATTTTTCTTTTATACTTTCTAAATCATCCTCAAACGCACCTAGTTTCATATCTTGTAAAGATTCTTGCGTTGCCCCCTTTGGTAAATCCTGTCCATCTCCAGGGAAACCATATACATTATTTAATTCATCTAATGCATTGTCAGGTTCTTTAGGGTCAAAGTTTACGGATTCCGTAACGCCATCTGGAATACGAGTAGCTTCTACTCCTAACGGAAACCTTTGACCAGCAAATAAAACGTCAATAATTTGACCATAGGCAGCTAAAACTTTTGTTTTAGTTATCTTTATAAATACTTGAGATTTCTCTGTTTCAGTAAATTGAGTATCATTTGTGTATAACCCTCTATACTGTCTATACGAATTAAGCCATCTTTGTTCGTCATATAGTCTTGCGTCTTCTGCAGATTTAAATTTTTCATTAACATATGCTGCTAGTTCGTCCTTTGGGTCTTTAGGAACAAATACTAAATCTTCTATGTTTTCGTTTTCATTTTCCATGTTTAATATCCAAATACTCTATCTGCAGGAGTCCATGTTCTAGGCATCGCTGCTGGGTCATAGTCAAATATAGACTTAGCCCTTGGTCGGGTCATTATACCATATCTCAAAGCATCATACAAATGGTCTTCTGCTTTAGTGTCTACATCCTCAGAATTGCTTTTATCCAAAGGTATTATAGGTAGCTGTGCAATTAAATTAGTACAACTATTAAATATGGTTAGCCCTGCCTCTTCTGTAATATCATCTACTTGAAGTCTTCTGTGTATTTCGTTTTTACCTGCTACACGACTTCCCTTACTTCTGTCTGCTGGTCGCCAACGACAACCAACTGAAATCATTTGTTCCGCCAAGGAAGGACCCGTATCACCTCTTTTATGCCAACACGAGCTGTCGAGTACGCCATACGAGATTTGTCCATCACCTCTTTCCACATCCAAGATAGCAAACGCCAAATCTTTGGCTGTATATTTCGATACATACATTTCGCGGTAGACCACGAGTTGCTCAGTAGCTGGGTCAACTGCAAACCATAAGACTGCAGAATAGGAAGAGTATCCATAATCGCATGCCCTAAATTTTCTCCAGTTGTCTGGAATCGTAAATACATCCGTAACGTGGTATCGCCTATCGAACTCAGAAAAAGCCGCACCTTCTGCAACATCCCAACTTCCCTCCAATAATTGTCTACGTTGTGTCTCTGGTAAAGACAGCAACATGGCTTCGTAGTCTCCCTGCTCGTATAAAAAAGGATTATCCATTAATTTAGCAGGGATAAATCTTCTTCTAAACAAAGGCTGGTCAGACTTCGAATGGTGTTTAGGGTACTTTAATGTTTCCCCAGTCGTAATATCTGTCGCCCAAAACGGCTTACCCGCTGGAGCAGGGTCAATGAACATCTTTTTGACCCAGCCGTGCCCTGGTCCTCCAGGGTTTGTTGTCCCTCGCATGTAGACGGGGAGTGACGGGTCTGCAGTTCTAAGACGCGAACGCAAATAATCCCAAGCATATGGTGTCGGATACTGTGTTAACTCATCAAAACCAATATAAGTGAATGCTTGTCCTTGGTATCTTAGAACATCTTTCTCTTGTTCAAGATATGTCATCCAAATTCTAGCACCAGACGGGAAAGTCCATTGGCTCTTTTTCTCCATCCATTTAGCCCCAGGAAAAGCCTGAGGATACATTTCTTGAGATTTATGTATAATCTCCCTAAGTTCGTCATTTGTACGTCTTAATATAAGAGCGTTCATATTCGGGTTGTTGCAGTAACGTAGCGGGTCTACTATCAGACTATACGTCTTGCCACCCCCAGCTGCCCCTCCATATAATACTTCTCGTTCTGGAGCAGCTAAAAAGTTTGTTTGTGGTCCTGGATTTGGTTGGAATAATACTTCTTGAGTTGGTTCCTCCTGGACAGGATAAGTTTCAGGTAAACTCTCTGCAGCTTTCTCGGCAATGTCATTATCTTCTGTGCTCCTAGCTATCTTAGCTAATTTACGTTGTGCTATGTTTAAACGCACACGTGCAGACCTTTGTTGTTTCTTAGCTTTAACTAAGTCTTTTTCTTCTTTAGTTAAAGGCTTGGGCTTTGATGTTGCCTTCAGCTTGGGTCTTGGCGGTGCGGCTTTTTTGTTCAGCATGCCTTCGTCTATCTGTTTTGTCTGTCTTTATACGCTTCCATAATCCCATTGGAGTTATGCTACGTCCTGTGTATTCTGTGAGCCATCGTGCTACTTCTGGATATGAAGACTCTTTTAGGTAATCTTCTGCCATTGATAACGCTTCTAGTTGTTCGTCTACTGGCTCTAGTAAATGTGGGTCGATGCTATTTGCTTCGTATCCCCAAGGTATTGTTGGACCTTTTAGTGTCTTGTATCTATTGGTCGGATTCAGTTTCTGTGCTGGTGTCATCTGCTTTAGCTGGTAAAATAAATACGCCCATAGGTTTATCTGATGTGACGTTTAACTTCTCTACTTTAGATAATCCTACTCTATCTAATATCTGTTGAGAAGCGGCTAGTCTTTCTCTGTTACCAATAGCTGATGGGTCGTCTATGACACCTACCATTGATAATACAGCTTTGGGAGCATTGACTGCCATCTCTAATTCTGCTCTCTCTATTATATGCTTTCGCACTGAGTTAATAATATGATGTGGGTTAGTTGCTTCTGAGTATCCTGCAATCTTCATAGCCTTAGCGTGATTACCTTTAGCAGGACCAAACAAAGCATCTAAGAATTTATTTTGTAATTCTGTTAATTCTTTATGCACGAGGATTCTTCTTTCTAGCTGTTTTGGTTCTAGCAAAAGAACGATTTTTGCTCTTTGATTTTACAGATAATTTACTCTTCTTGTTATTCATAGGATTACCTGTGGTGTGATGTACGTCCTTGCCATCACCTTTGGTGACTAGCCCACGTTTCGCCATTATTGCTCGAGCTGCATTTCTTGAAGCTCTTCGCTTTTTCTGTTTTGGGTTTCCGTGGTATCTGTCGTACTCTTTTCTATAATTTCTTGTCATGCTTTTTTACGCGTTGTCTTTCTTTTTCTACCTGAAGCAGTGACAGACCATTTGACAGTCTTAGGACCTGTCTTCTTTTTAGCTTCCTGTTTACTTATTCTGCCTGCGACAGCCTTTGGTCTACAAGCAGGATATGGTCGTGATTTCTTTTCCTTGCCAGACCGACCACATTTTTTGCCAGTCTTTACATCACGCCAATCTTCTTTAAACCATTTAGTTAAGCCGCCCTTAGGTTTAGCCATTATGCGTATCCACCACCACGTTTCTTATAGGTTCTAACAAGCCAGGCATTTGCATAAGCACTTGGATAGACCTTAAATTTACGTTTTGCTTCTGCCTTTACTGAGGCGTATAACTTTGGATTAGAGGGCTTTGCACCGCTTTTCTTTACTTTAGAGCCTCCTTTTTTAAAACCAACTATTTTCTTTGCAACATCTTTTGGCATAGGTTTTACTTTTACGCCAGGTTTAAATTTTCCTTTTATAGTTGGTCCTTTTTTTACTCCGCTTGATTTTTTATCTTTTTCTGACATTCGTAAGCTTCCTTTATTTCTTCTATTGTTCTACCACATCCTATGCAGATGTCGTCTTTTAATGTGCAAACACCGATGCACGGGGTTATAATCTTCCTGTCCATTTAGCTACGCCCCAAGCTAGTACCCCTGCAAAAAATACTATAAATATAAAAGCTACTCCATACCCCATATATTCCATTATCTCTGCTTGACGTTTAGCTGCCATCTTCTCTTGGTAACGTCTGGACTTCCTTGCTTCAGCTTGAAAAGCCTGCCAATCTTGCCATAAGCCTGGTCTGCCTATGTATATCATCATCTTCTTGAGTTCTTCTTCTTTTTCTCTTATCTGCTCAAGAGCCATGAACTCTTCTAAATCAGACCCCCCACCTTTGGATTTTTGTTTCTTTGCTTTCTTCTCAAGTTGTTCTTTTGAGAAAACAAAATCAGATATATGTTTAGCACAACCTGTAAGTTCTTTTCCATTTGATACGAAACTCTTTATTACACTAAAAGCTGCATTTGCTGCCGCGAGTTCTGCTAACATTATCTTTTCCTTATTGGCTTACAATATGCTGTTATCTGTAGATTAGGTCCTTCCTGTTGGGGTATTGAGGGTTGTCGGTGCAAGCGTTCAGCAAAATACAAACACCTATCTATATCTTCAAAGGTTTGTGTTTGGTCTACTACTCTTATTCCCATCATAAACACTAACACAAACTCAATCATTAGTTAACAAAGTCTAGTTCTAACTGTTCCTCTGTTGGTTTTTCTGTGTGGCACTCGCAGTTACACTCTTCGCAATCGCAATCATAACATTCGCAAGTTTCGCATCTATCCTTTTTCATTCTCTTTCTTTCTCTTTAGCTGTGCTTTGGCTTTCTTCGCAAGCGAAGCTTGCTCGTTCTTCCCAGATACTTTGGCTCGTTGTTCGAGTACAGTAAGGATTTGTATCTTTCTAGCATACGGTTTCTTAATCTTTTTAACTTTAGATATCGTAGCTTTAGCATCCGATACAGTTGCATACTTGATGCTGACAGTGTCCTTAGGATTCTCATCTGTATAAAGCCTTCTACCTGAACCTTTTGGTTTTTTACCAGTGCCTACCCTAGGGTCACTTTTTTTTCTTTTTGGTATGGACATTCTTGTACCTTTTCCTTTGGTCTGTCTCTATTTTCTTTAAAGTTTTAGCTTGACCTGCATGAAGCTTTGACGCTTTCTTCAAGCCTTTAATTACTTTCTTTAAGGGTTTAGTATAGTGAGGCATTATTTTTTCTTTCCATCTGAATATAAGTTATTAAAAGTTATTGATGGGTCTAAGTAAGTTTCATGGGATTCTGCAGAATGTGTATGCTGTGAAGGAATAAAATCAGGTGCTCCTTCTCCAGTTCTCCATAGTGCAGGACTTGTTGCTCTGACTCTATTGTTTGGTAGAGCTACCACGTTACCTGTCCATTTACCCGCATCAGTTAAATATAGTACATGAGATTGTTTATGCTGTGAAGGGTCATCCGCAATATCATTGTCTGTATAGTCAACTGTAAATAAATATTTACCTTTATGAAACTGATTATCAATTTTACATAACCATGGAGAAGAGCTAACTCTATCCATAACTACGACACTGTGTGTTCTTGATTCGCAATCCCATGGTTGGCACAAATGGTCTTCCATAGGTTCTGCCCATTCTTCTACAGGTATATCTGCAACTAGGGCTTGTATAGGCATTCTTGCCCACATTGCTCCTCCATGAACATTCTCATCAGGACCATCTTCTCTGTCTACTTCGCAACCAGTAAAAACAACTTGGAAGCTTAAAGACCTATCTGGGATTGTGTTTACCGCTATAACCATAGCATGAAGAAACTCTCCATGGTATCTTTGGTGATTGCACGTAAACTCCCTACGCACCCAACACTTAAAATGAGGTACGTTACTTATGAGATACGACATTACTTACGTCTAATTGCTCCACCTCTGGCATAGCCCTTGGTCATTTTGGCTCCACCTCTAGCGTAACCTTTAGTCATTTTAGCTCCGCCTCTGGCGTAACCTTTAGTCATTTTCTTTTTAGTCGCTTTTTTCTTCATAGCCATGAGTTTCTCCTTATA